AGGAGACGGATTTCAAAAAAATCAATTAGATCAAATACGAAAGATGATCAGAAAAGAGGTTGGACGTATTCTTTTTGATATTTATAAACTGAGAAATGCTTGGGCAAATAGATCCTAAGGAGATAAGAGATGGCAAAAGAACTTTTAATAGATTATACAACATTCCAAATAACACCTCAGATGATTAAAGAATCTGAAGAAGCTAACGGAGGACGTGTTATTGTACAAGGAGTGTTGCAAAGATCTGGAGCAAAAAATCAAAACGGAAGAGTTTATCCAAAAGATATTTTAGCTCGTGAAGTGGAAAATTATAAAAAGGTTCAAATAGCTGAGAGAAGAGCTCTTGGAGAATTAGATCATCCAGAATCATCTGTAGTAAATTTACAAAATGTTTCACACAACGTACAAGATGTATGGTGGAAAGGAGATGATGTAGTAGGAAAAGTAGAGATTCTAGGAACACCGTCAGGAAATATACTAAAAGAATTACTAAAAGCAGGTATTAAATTAGGAATATCTAGTAGAGGGTTAGGATCAGTTAAATCAATAGGTGAAAACACGGTAGCGGTAGAAGATGATTTTGAATTGATATGTTGGGACTTTGTTTCAAATCCTTCAACGCATGGAGCTTTTATGGCACCAGTAAATGAAGGTGTAAATAACCAAGCAAGTGAATGGGACGTATGTGATAAGTATTGCAAAACGAATTCAATCATTCGTGATATATTAGGAGATCTATAATGAGTAAATATGTAAATAAAAACGGTAAATTCAATCATGGAAAGTGGTTAAGAGAAAAATCAATACAAGGATCGTTAAATGAAAACGCTGGTAGTGATTTTCAAAAGCAGTTTGAATTCAAAGCTGATGAGTTTATGGAAACTTACCTTACTCACTTCGAAATGATGGTAGATGAAGATAAAATGCCGAGAAGTGAATTTAATAAATTAGACAAAATGTGGACGTCTTGTAAAAAAACAATGGAAAAAATGACCGATCAACTTAAAAAGACATCAACAAAGTACCTTTAGGAGAAATATAATGAAATTAAAAAAAATATACGAATCGTTTGAAAGCGATAGACCAAAAGTAACGAAGGAAGATAGAAAGGCTTTCTTAGAAAACATTAGCAATTTCTCCTCGTTCGGAAAAAATATCTATAGAGAAGCTTCTCTAAAAGAAACAGTACAATCTATCAAAGAATTAACGGAAACAGCAGGACATATAGCTTTATCAGAAGGTGATGATTGGTTCGACAATATGTCAGTAAAAAGAGATATGACTGAAGTATCTCGAGCGACTAAATTATTTGAAAAAGCAGCAAAAGAAATGAGCGTTCTACAACAACGTACTGAATCTTTATATGAAGAGATAGGTATGAGATTATCTAAATATTTCGATATGAATGAAGCTACAGATCACATAGATGATACAGAAGCTGCAACTAAATTCGATGCAATGAAAGATAAAGATGTAGATAATGATGGTGAAGTAGACGATCAAGACTCTTATTTACATCATAAATTAGGTGTAGTAGCAAAAAAATCGGATAAGTAAATTAAATGGCACGTGTAACTAAATCTACGTTAAAAGGATATTTTCAAAAGGGAAGTATTCCATCTCAAACAGAGTTTGAGAGTTTAATTGATACGACAGCAGCACCAACATCAACATCTGTGGATTATGGTACTGGAGTTCAAGGGACTGGTGATACATACCAACTAGATATAGCAGAACTCAATGGCGAAAAAATCACAACGGTTATTATGGATCTTCAAGGGTTGAGTGGATCAGCTGCGGATAATGGAATTATAGGAATAAGTGGATCAGACTCTAGCTATCTATTAAAGTGGGATACTGCGATTCATGGGAATCTATACAAAGTTGACTTAGGTTGTGGAGAAACCTTAGCTGGATCGGTGAATGATGTAGATCTTGCATTCTCAGCTTCAATTCAAAGTACATTTGCAACTGTGACTCAAAGTAATGCAGTAATACTTACTTCAGATTCAGCACGAGACTCAGGTGAGTTCAAAACTACATCAACTATAACGGGAGTGCCATCTACCGATGATTATATATACATGACGAATGGTACATCAGGAACTGCGGGTATATACACAGCAGGAAAACTTATTATAAAATTCTACGGAATATAGTTGCAAAATCAAAAAATATTTCTTATATTTAGTATAAATAAATTTATTAACAAAAATTGTACGTATGCAAAAAGACAAAGGCAGTAGCCAAGATGGAAGGAGAGATAGTGGTCCTCCTCACAAAAATTTCAAAAAAGGATTTCGTAGACCAAGACGTGGTAAACACGAATACTTCATACCAGGAGCACTTGGTATAAAGGTATTGGATGGTAATATTGAGCTAGCACTCAAAAAACTCAAAAAAGAGATGAAGGAAGCTGGAGTAATATCGGAGTATAGAGAACGTAGGTATTACACTAAAAAATCTCAAGTAAAGAGAGTTAAGATGGAAGAAGCTCAACGTTGGCAAAAGAAGCTTGATAGAGATAGAGCTAGATATGACAGGAATACAGTCTGGGATTTCAGAAAAATCCGATAATTATAGCTAAAATGAAGAAAAAGAGTAGAGAAATCTACTCTTTTTTTATATGTATATATATTTATATGTGAATACACTATCAATGATATAGTGTCTAACGAAATCAACAATAATATTGTTAGATTTCTTAAACAAATTCTATTATAGCTCATCAATAGCTATATTTCCAATTAAACATAATATAGGAGAAAAGTAATGGACAAATTACTAAAAGAAGCAATCGCTGATGCTAAAGCTGTTAGAGAAACTGCTATAGCAAACGCAAAACTAGCTCTTGAAGAAGCGTTTACGCCAAAACTTCAATCTATGTTATCTGCAAAAATCCGTGAAGAAGAAGAAGAGGAAGTTGAAGATGTACCGGTTGAAGAACCAGTAGCTGAACCAGCTTTAGATTCTGAAGAAGAAGGGACTTACGAAGGAGAAGAAATGGAAATGTCTACTGGTGATGAAGAAGGCCACGAAGATGAAGAAATGGAAACTGCTGAAGAAGAAGAAATGGAAGCTCCAGCAATGGACGCAGCTGAAGAAGAAGGTGAAGAAATGGCACCGGAAATGGATGCGGCTGAAGAAGAAGAAGCTCCTGCAGACGATATGGAACTTGAAGCAATCATTAGAGAACTTGAAGATGAAATGGGAACTGAAGAAGAAATGGAAGATGAAGAACCAGTAGCAGAACAATCTGATTCATCAGGTGTTGGTAACGGCGACAATAAAGTTGTTGTAGCTGACGGCGATGATGAAGAAAAAGCAGAGACTGAAACTTCACCTGGAAACACCATGGGATCTGAAGACGAAAACATGGACAAGATTTCTGAGAATGCAGAAGAAGGCGAAGAAGAACCAGTTGATCTAGAAGAAATCATCAAATCATTATCAGAAGACCAGTATACTGCTGGTGTAGATGACGGTGAAGCAGGTGAATCAGTAGAACAACCTGAGTCTCCAGTGGCAGAAGAAACTAAAAAACTGAAAGAAGCGTATGCTACTATCAGATTTATGAAAGATAAACTTTCTGAAGTTAATTTGCTAAACGCTAAACTATTATTTACAAACAAATTGTTTAGAAATAATGGTCTTGACGAAGGTCAAAAACTAAGAGTGATCGAAACTTTTGATAGAGCGGGATCAGTTAGAGAAGTAAAATTAGTTTACTCTACATTAGCTGAATCGCTTAAATACGATGCAAAAGCGACGAAGAAAGTTAAAAAAATTACAGAAGGTTTAGCATCAAAACCTTCAAAATCAACAAAACCTGCTGCTAAAGCAACACCTCTTAACGAAGGTAATGTAATGGCTGATAGGTTTAAGAAACTAGCTGGATTGATAAAATAATATCAACAGCTATAATTTATTAGGAGATAATATATGAACGTTTCAGGACTAATACAAGATGCTGGTAATACATACAACAAGCAACTTGACAAGACTCGTGCATTAGTAGGAAAATGGGATAAGACCGGATTATTAGAAGGTATTGACCATGATTATGACAAGCACGGAATGGCCGTTCTTCTAGAAAACCAAGCTCGTCAATTGATTGATGAAGCTTCAACTGGTGGCAGAGGCACAGGCGCTTCTGGTTACGAGGAATGGTCGGGCGTTGCTCTTCCATTGGTAAGAAGAATTTTTGCCGAAATCGCTGCAAAAGATTTTGTTAGCGTACAACCAATGAACTTACCATCAGGTCTAGTTTTCTGGTTAGATTTCAAATATGGTGGTTCAGTAGCTGGAGGAGCATTAAATGGTGCCTTCACTTTGAACGACACAACACAAACTCAAGCGGGTACTTTACATGGTACTACTGACGCTGCTGGTGATCCAACTGGTGGTTTATATGGTGCAGGCTCGTACGGTTTTTCTATTAACAATATAGCAATTGATGACTTAGGTACAGTAGATGATCAATGTGCAACTGCAGCTGTAACTACAGCTCCACAGTTATTCTCAGGATCTTCTGCTTTAGCTACTGACGCAGTATTTAACTGGGATTCAGATTTCTCTGCATCTTATCAATCTACACAAGGTGCAACAGGAACTGGTGATGATACTATTAAGGTAATTAGAGTATTAGCATCTGATATCACTGATATGGACAAGGAAGGTATAAGAGCATTTGTTCTTAAATCTAACGGTACTGGTGAAATCGCTGCTACTTTCCCTCAATTTACTAAATTAGTTGCTGCTGACGGTTCAGCTGGAACAACTCACGTACAGTTTGTTGTATCTGGTTCTATAACTGGTGGTGAAACTGACTTAGGTATTGAATACCACAAAGCTCCAACTGATGTTAACAGAGGTGACTTTGAGCAAGATCAAGCAGGAACTCATGCAAATGCTGAAACTGACTTAGGTATTCCAGAAATTGATGTACAATTAAGAAGTGAAGCAATCGTTGCTAAGACTAGAAAGCTGAAAGCTGTATGGACTCCTGAGTTCGCACAAGACTTAAACGCTTACCACTCTATCGACGCTGAAGCTGAATTAACTTCTATGTTATCTGAGTACGTTTCTATGGAAATTGACTTAGAAATCTTAGACATGTTATTCAGAAATGCTTTAACTAAAGACTACTGGTCAGCTAAAATTGGTGAAACTTATGATGCTGGAACTTCAACATTCTCAGCAGCTGCTGCAGGACCTGAAGCTTATAATCAAGGTACTTGGTTCCAAACTTTAGGTACTAAGATCCAAAAAGTTTCTAATACTATTCACCAAAAAACTATGCGTGGTGGTGCAAACTTCTTAGTTTGTTCTCCAAAAGTTGCAACTATTCTAGAATCAATTCCAGGATATGCTGCTGATACTGATGGAAACAAATCTGACTTTGCAATGGGTGTTCAAAAAGTTGGTGCTCTTAATTCAAGATACCAAGTTTACAAAAACCCTTACATGTTAGAAAACCAAATCTTAATGGGCTTTAGAGGTGGACAATTCTTGGAAACAGGTGCTGTTTATGCTCCATATGTTCCATTGATTATGACTCCTCTAGTTTACGATCCGAAAAACTTCACTCCAAGAAAAGGTGTGATGACGCGTTATGCGAAAAAGATCGTTAGACCAGAATTCTATGGTGTTGTACAGATTAAAGGTTTAGACGCTATTTAATAGTTAACTATTGATAATTGATTTATTAAGAGACCCGCCTAGTGCGGGTCTTTTTTTTGCTTGTATATACGTATATTTTGATATTTATACTAAAGGATATATTATCCTTGTAATCCTAAACCCAAATAATAGGAGAGTTCACATGGCAAAGTACAAATTCGCAAACGATCGTCCAAAAAACAACAAAAAAGGTTACAGATTCTTACTATCACTTAACGAAGAACAAAAAAAAGCAAAAGGAGAGATTTACCACAACACAATTTCAACAATTATCGGAAAAGCAGGTTCTGGAAAAACATTACTAGCGTGTCAAATTGCACTACATCAATTACTTGAAAAACACATAACAAAAATAATAATAACAAGACCAACAGTGTCTAAAGAAGATATGGGACATCTACCTGGAAACATTAAAGAAAAGATGGATCCATGGGTAGCTCCGATATATTCAAACATGTATCAGTTATTAAGAAAGGAAAGAATTGATAAAATGATTCAAGATGGGCAAATAGAAATAGTGCCGGTATCGTATATGAGAGGTAGAACATTCTTAAACAGTTGTGTTATTGTTGATGAATGTCAGAATCTAGATAACCAACAAACCTTCATGATTGTGCAAAGAATCGGTAAAGGAAGTAGAATGATGTTCTGTGGAGATAGTGATCAGGTGGATTTGAAGCGACAGATGGATAGTGGATTAGCATTCTTGTCAAAAATTACAAATGTAGAAGGATTACATACGATTAAACTGTTAGAAAATCATAGACACCCAATACTAGATAATTTGATTCCAAAATATACTGAAAAGGGTATATCATAGATATTTATATATACACAAACTAGACTCTAAAGGGAAGTATATGGCAACTACAAGAATATGGGATGGAACAGCAACGTTCACTAGTGGATCGAGTACTCCATTCGGTTTATACGATTCAGATAGTGAATTTCAAACGGAAGCAGTATCAACAGCAAAATGGTGTTGCAAAAGAATGGGATATCCTATTGTAGATATTGAATTAAATCAAGACGGATTATTTGCATGTTTCGAAGAAGCAGTATCAGAATATGGAGCGCAGATAAACTTTCTCAATATTAAAGATAATTTACTGCAAATGCGTGGATCATCAACTGGAAATGAATTGTCAGGTAATAATATTACACCATCTTTAGCTAGAGTGATTGAATTATCACAAGGATATGGATCTGAAGCAGGTGTGGGTGGAAACATTGATTATTTTAGTGGATCCATTTCTGTAACAAGTGGTAGTCAAGTATACGATCTTGATGATTCGTCAGTAACAACATACGAATCAGGAACACCTGGAACAGATAGTATTGAAGTAAAAAGAGTATTTCACCAAGAGAGTCCAGCTATATCTAGATTCTTTGACCCATTCATGGGAACAGGACAAGGATCGCAAGCTATGTTAAATCAGTTTGGATTTGGAGGATCTGCAGCAACTAGCTTTTTAATGATGCCAATGAATGCAGATTTGTTAAGAATACAAGCAATTGAATTTAACGACCTCATTAGAAAATCAGCATATACGTTTGAATTGGTAAATAATAAATTGAAAGTATTCCCATCTCCGCAAGAAAACTATACAATGTATTTTCATTACATCAGAACAAGTCAAAGGAAACCAAGTGTATCAGGAGTTGGTAGTATAAGCGATTTTAGTGACATACCATACAACGCATTAACGTATAGTTCAATAAACGATGCGGGAAAACAGTGGATACGAAAATATGCATTAGCTAGTTCAAAAGAATTGCTAGGAACAATTAGAAGTAAATATGGATCCATTCCAATTCCAGGAGCTGAAACCACTTTGGATGGAGATACTCTTAGGTCTGAAGCTGCGACTGAAAAGTCAGAGTTAATTGTTCAACTTAGAGAAGATTTAGAATTAGCATCAAAACGGAATTTAATGGAACGTGAAAAGGAAATATCTGAATTCCAACAAGAACAACTTAACAGAGTTCCATTACATATATACATGGGGTAATTTATGGCTTTATTTGGAGGAGATAGAGATGTAGCACTTGTACGCACTCTTAATAGAGAGCTGCTAAATAATATCGTAGATACTACTATCGATATATTCAAGATATCCCTATATGATACTAATACTAATTTATACGGTGAATCGTTAAGAAAAATATACAAACCAGGAGTTAGAGTAGCCAGTTTAATCACTCACGAAGACCAAGCATGGTCTTCAGATGAATTCGGACCGGATATGACTCAAACCGCGATGTTTGCATTTCTAAAATATGAGTTAGAAACGGTAGCTGATGTAGTATTGGAAGTAGGTGATGTAATAGCTTGGGATGAAAAGTATTGGGAAGTGGATGGTGTAACTGAAAATCAATATTTTATGGGTAAACACGAAAAGACTACAACTGCAAAAGAAGATAGAAACATTGGTGATATGGTAGTAGGAGATCCAGAATACGGAACACCGCTACAGATAGGAGGATATCAAGAAGTATTCGGATCTAGTTTATCTATAATAGTTAATACTCACCAATCGAGACGAAGCAAGTTGAAGATAGAAGAAATACGAAATGGTTTCAATAGAACGACCAAGGGATTGGGGATTAGAGGAATATAATGTCAGATCGAAAGAGAGAAATAAGAGGATCAGCTATGGGAGCTGTAGTGACGGGAACTGACCCTCTAAATAAGTTAACAGGTGCACCTCAATCTAATATTGCAACTAACCGTGGTGATCAAGTAAAACGGGATGATACTGTTAAGAATTATTATCTAGGTCTGTATGATATAGATGAATGTATTCAATATTATTTTGATAATATAATTCAACCGACGGTAGATGATGGCGATGAATACGTAAAAGTACCAATGATATACGGATCACCAGAAAGATGGGTATCTGTACAAGAAAATGGATATCTTAGAGATCAACAAGGAAAACTGCAAATACCTGCGATTGTTTATAGAAGAACAAGTGTTGCAAAGAATAGAAATTTAAGTAACAAATTAGATGCTAATAACCCACACTTTCACTATACATTTCAAAAACAATACAATAATAGAAACAGATATGATAACTTCGCAGTATTAAATGATATAAAACCAAGCACTGAAAATTATAACGTCGTAATACCAGATTTCGTCACATTAACGTATGAATGTATTATATGGACAGAATATGTAGAGCAAATGAATAAAATAGTTGAATCTATAAACTATGCAGAAGATTCATATTGGGGAGATCCAGAAAAATTTAAGTTTAGAGCGTTAGTTGAAGATTTCTCATCGGAAACAGAATTAGCAGCAGATGTAGATAGAACAGTCAGAACAGCATTTACCATTAGTATGGAAGGATACATAATTCCAGATTCTATGAATAAAGCTCTTGCAGATCAAGAAGTAAAAACATTCGGACCAGTACAAACGGTATTTAATACTAGGGCTGTAGTTGAACAAGGTGGTCAGTTAATTGAAATTGAGGAAAGTCCTCCAACCACAATACCGGAAGAAGTTGTATTCGAGAATAATTATGCAGTAGAATTTGATGGAGTAGATGATTGTATAAATCTCGGAAATAATGCACTAATAAAACCTACTGATAATCTGACATATTCTATTTGGGCAAAACTGGCAGATTGGAGCGGACTTGGCCAACATCAGATAGTTGTACCGATAGGATGTGTTTCAACTGGAGGATGGAAGATAGAGCTCAGAGGAAGTTGGGCTCTAGGTGATGCCATCAAAGTTTCCAGTGATATACGAGTAACGGATACTGGTGCGGGATCAGGCGGATATCTACATACTATAGGTACCCTAGCACTTGACAGTCAATTTGATGTAAACGGATACTCCACAGCTTTAGCTGATAGTAATGGATGGCATCACTTTGCTATGAGTTATCAAAAGGCAACAGGAGTGCACGCATTATACATGAATGGAGTACTAATAGGTCAAGGCCAAGCAGCAGCTGGAGCTGATATATCTTATCTTAATGCATCTGCGCAAGTAATGTTAGGAGGTGATTGGGCTTCTTCTACTTCTGTTGAATCGCCATTCGCTGGCCAGTTGGATGAAGTTGCTATATGGAATGACGTACTATCTGCAGATGAAATAGAAGCAATCTATAATAATAAAGTTCCATTTGATCTTACATCTAATAATGGACTCTATGACAGTAGTGCATCATTACGAGGATATTGGAGAATGGGCGATCCTAGCGGAACCTGGTCTTTCCCAACGATCAAAGATGTACATACTGCACATCCATCATTTACGACTTACTTTGATGGAACTATGATTAACATGTCAGCAGATGATATTGTAGCAATTTGAGATAATATATGATTTATGTAATATATAATATGGCTGATGTAGCAGCAATTGAATTCGATAAAATACAACAAGAAAGCCAAGATACTTTGAGGCTATCAAACGATAAAACTAAAACCGTTCTTAAATTCAAAGGTGAAATGCCAGATTTTTTATCTGGTCTGCCACAGTACAATCATTCGGATATTTTATCATTGATGAATACCGCAGAATGGACAACAAATCCTGAATAAGATCAGGTGTTTGGTTCAACTGTTATATATGTATATACAATAAAACTATAATAAGGGAGTTATAAAATGGCAACAGAAGAAAAAAAGTTTGATTCAGAAGAATTAGCAAAGATTAAAGATTTACAAACAAAATATCAAACCATCACTGCTAAGATGGGACAATTAGAAGTAGATCGACTATTATTAGAACAAGCAATGCAAAGATTGGACAATTCAAAAGGTGAATTAACAGCAGAATATGAAGCTACTCAATCTGACGAAAAACAATTCGTTTCAGATCTAAATGGTAAATATGGTGCAGGTAATGTTAATATCCAAACGGGTGTATTTACTCCAAACGAAGCTTAAAATAATATGTTTTGATTTACTTCTGCATATTTATATGCGGTCGACGACCTATATAAATTATCGATAATTAGAGGAGTAAAAAACATGGCTGAAAGAATTGTAAGTCCTGGTGTATTCACCCGAGAAAAGGACCTTTCGTTTATACCACAAGGTGTTGCAGAAATAGGTGCAGCAGTAATTGGTACAACCCAAAAAGGCCCAGCGTTCTGGCCTACACAAGTAACATCCTATACTGAATTTGAATCCAAATTTGGTGGATTGGAAAGAAACCCAACAACATACGTTCCACATACTGTAAGAGAATATTTCGAACAAGGTGGAAATGTAATGACTGTAGTAAGAGTGTTAAGTTCTGCAGATGTGACTGTAACAAGTCCATTAGTGCTTAAAATTAACAACAAACTACCAGTAGCTGCAGCAACTGCAGTAACTAATACTTTTTTAAGTAATAGTAAAACACAAAATGTAGTTGCGGTATTATATCCAACAGAACATGAGTTATCAACTAAAGAAATAGATCTTTCCGGATCTTACCTAACTCCAGCGGATGCTGTTTTAGCAGCTCCAGCTCTTGAAGCTAATACTCCATCAGCATCATTACAAAACTTCGTACTTAATTTATCAGGATCTGGTAATATAGCTGCAGGAACTTCAGTACCAGCAAAAGTATCAGGATCAGGTGATGGAACTGCAGGTGCAGCAGGTAGATTATATGGAATATCAGCATCTTTATTATCATCAGATAATAACTCAATCGATACGGTATTAGGTACAAGTCCTAATTCAAATAAAGAAGCATATGTAAAATACTACAATAAAAATTTCTCAACTATTGATGATGTTAAATCTAATTCCTTTACAATGACAAAAGCTGTAGATCACGTTTACGCTGACGGATATAAAGGAGCTACAACTCCATGGATCACAAACCAACACACTGGTTCAGCTGCGAATAACCTATTCAAATTACATCACTTAGGTCATGGTGAAACTACAAACTATGAGTTAAAAGTTTCAATACTAAACATGAAAGCGGCAAATGGTGGAACGGATACAAAATATCCAACGTTTGATTTACAAATTAGAACGATCAAACAAACTGGTTTACCATTTGATACACCATATACGTATGATGCAACAGATGATAATAGTGCAAACGTAATAGAGGAACATACTGGATTAACATTAGACCCAAGAGATGCAAATTATATTGCAAGAAGAATTGGTGATAGATACTACAAAATCAATGATGAAGGTAAAGTAATTGGTGTTAACACGTATCCAAATGTATCTAGATATGTAAGAGTAGAAGTATCCAATGGGGTAAGCACACAAGGAATACCAGTAACAGATGCTCCATTTGGATATAGAGCGATTGAACAAGCAATTCCAACAACAAACGATCTATACATGCCTTCAGCATCGTTTGTAACAAAACAAGAAGAAACTACAGACGTTTATGAACCGGGTGTATTCTACGGATTTAATTTCGATTTCGATGCAACTGATAATGTAAACTACTTAGCGCCAATACCTTCAACGGCAAATGGTGTAGGAACAAATGTAGACTTCAACTTATCTAACATGCAAGGTCATGTATCAGCATCAGATGTATTGACAGGAAATGTAGCAAATGCTGGACATATGATCTCAATGGGATCTCAAACTCATCAACTGCAAAGAAGATTTATGGTTCCTTTCCAAGGTGGCCAAGATGGAAAACACCCTGCACAGGTTTCTTTGACTGGTAAGAGTATGGGTACAACGAATACATTCGGAATGGACTTTACAGATTCTACATCAGAAGGAACAAAAGCATATAAAAAAGCAATAAATGCTTTATCAAACGCAGATGAATTTGACATCAACTTATTATCAATGCCAGGAATTATTACAGACAATTGTCCTGCAACGATTACTCATGCGATCAATAAGACTGAACAAAGAGGTGATTGCTTCTTAATCTTTGATGTAGCAAAATATGACGATTCCCCAACACAAGTAGTATCAACAATTATTGCAGATGCAGTAACAGACGCAGCTAATTATGATTCAAGCTATGCAGGTACTTACTTCCCATGGTTAATGTATAATGATGCGGTAAATAATATAGTAACACCATTGCCACCATCAGCTATAATGCCAAGTGTATTCGCAGGAAATGATTCAGGCGGTGGAGAACCATGGTTCGCACCAGCTGGTCTTAATAGAGGACTATTAACTGCAATCACTGAAGCAACTACAAGGTTAACTCACGGTGAAAGAGATACTTTATATGAAGGTAGAGTAAACCCAATTGCAACATTCCCTAATCAAGGAGTTTGTGTATGGGGTCAAAAAACTTTACAAAAGAAAAGATCAGCACTTGATAGAATTAACGTAAGAAGATTGTTAATAGCATTGAAAAAATTCATTGCATCGACTTCAAGATTCTTAGTATTCGAACAAAACACCGCAGCAACGAGAAATAGATTCTTAGGTACTGTTAATCCATACTTAGAAAGCGTACAACAAAGAAGCGGTTTACATGCATTCAAAGTAGTAATGGATGATACTAACAATACCCCAGATGTAGTAGATAGAAACAAATTAGTAGGTAATATAATGATCCAACCAACAAGAACGGCAGAATTTATTGTATTAGACTTCACAGTATTACCAACAGGAGCTACTTTTCCAGAGTAAAAACTGAGGAAGATAGATATTTATATTAAAGAGGAGAACTTAGATGGCACAATTATTAGACTCAAATGAAATATTCTTTACACCCTTTGAACCAAAGGTTGCGAATAGGTTCATTATGTTTATTGAAGGTATCCCAGCTTATCTTGTAAAGAAAGCATCAAGACCTACGGTAACATTTGAAGAGGTTGTATTAGATCACATCAACGTACAAAGAAAAATTAAAGGTAAAGCGACGTGGTCAGATGTAACTGTAGAATTATATGATCCGGTTGTTCCATCAGCTGCACAAGCTGTAATGGAGTGGGTTAGATTACACCACGAATCGGTAACAGGTAGAGCAGGATATTCAGATTTTTATAAAAAAGATGTAACTTTTAACATGCTAGGACCAGTAGGTGATAAAGTTGAAGAATGGACACTAAAAGGTGCTTACATCGGAGAAGCAGGATTTGGTGAAATGGATTGGTCAACTCAAGATCCAATGTCAATCTCATTAACATTGAAATACGACTACGCAATACTACAATTCTAAAAAACTATTTATAATTGTACTCATGCAAAAGAACCCAATTATATAAAAGAAATGCCCAAAAACTTGGGCATTTTTTGTATGCATACATATGTATATATAGAACAATATCAATAAAGGAGAATAAGTTATGGCACAACACCAAATGACAGATGAAGAGTTAAAACAAAAACTCGTAGCAGATTCAATTCAATCAGAAACATATAAATTTCCAACAGAGGAAGTTGAATTACCAAGTAAAGGACATTTCTACTCAGATGATAGTCCACTATCGATAGGAAAGATAGAAATGAAATATCCAACAGCAAAAGAAGAGGATATTCTTACTTCACAAAATCTTATAAAAAATGGTACAGTAATTGACAAATTCATGCAGTCTATTATCGTATCAAAAATTAACTACAATGATTTATTGATCGGTGATAAGAACTCTCTTATGATAGCGGGACGTATATTAGCATATGGCGCTGAGTATCCAATAGAATCAATATGCCCTGAATGTGGTACAAAATCTACTGAAGTAGTTAATTTATCTGAAGTAGAGGATAGAGATATAGACTTTGAGTCCTACACAAAGGGAGCCAAAGTATTCGAATTCAAACTTCCAGCATCGAAGCGATCTATTACATACCAGTTAATGACACATGGAATAGAGCGTAAGGTAGAAGATGCCTTAAAAATAGCTAAGAAGAGATCAAAACGAACTGGAGTAGATCCAGAATTAACTACACGAATGAAGATGTGTATTTTATCCGTTGATGGTAATGATGATAGATCTCATGTTGATAATTTCATTGAAACGGAATTCTTATCAAGGGATGCACAAGCATTTAGAAACCAAATAAAATCCCATACCCCAGATGCAAACATGGTGTATGATTATGAGTGTGGCCAGTGTGGTTACGAGGAGGTGTCGGATTTCCCGATCAACGCCGGGTTTTTTTGGCCTACATCCTGATCACAGACAAGATCTATTCCAACAAATATTTGACCTAACCTATTATGGCAAGGGGTTCACTCACAATGAGGTATATCATATGCCTATTTGGATGAGGCGTAATTACCTTCAACTTGTAGTGAAAGCGGTAAAGCATCAGAATGAAGCTAACGACAACGCTCACAAAAAAGATAGCCATAAATTCGCAACAGATCAGCAAAATTCTAAGACTAGAATACAACGTCCTGATATTAAAACGAAAAAAAATATCATGGTGAATCCTAAGCTAACGAGACGTTGATTATTGTAGCTCCTCGATATTTATATATGCGCGGAGAATACAATGGAAGAATCTAAATTCAAATCATTTATGTCTAGTGCCGTATCGGGCACTAAGAAATTTGGAGCAGCAGCTAAAAATGCAGGAACCAGTGTTAAAAATAACATTGGAAAATCCATGAGTAGTGTAGCTGAGACGACAAAAGACATAGTTAATCAATCTGGAGAAATTGGAGCTAAACTAGCTGCAGTGGGGGGAGCCGTTGTCGCAGGAATAATGAATCCAATGAAAGGACTCGTTGGTCTATTCGCATTATCATTAAAATATGCAACAGAATGGGAAGTTAGAGCGACCGCAACAGCTCGAGCTACCGGTTTAGTTGGTGAAAATCTCGGTGAAGCACAGAGGCAAGTTGCTGGACTACATGAAAGGTATAGACACTTTGGTGAATCCATTGATGGTAGTATTCAAACAATTCAAGGAATGAATAACGCTCTAGGTAATGTTGATTATGCAACAGCTCAAATGGCAGATCATATAACTAGATTCTCCATTGGAGCTGGTATTGGTAAAGATACATCAGCAAAAATTATGTCTAATATTATGTTGACGCAAGGTGCCACTGAAAAGACGGCAATGCAAGCTCAGAATTTTGCAAAAGACTTATCAAATGCAGCAGGTGTACCAATTAACTTGGTAATGGATGATCTTGCAAATATATCAGATGATGTACATGGATTCTTAGGATCGAATCCTAAAGAATTAGTAAAAGCTACCGTAGAAGCCAGACGTTTAGGTCTATCATTAGAATCCACAGCAAAGATAGCTAATGGATTATTAGATTTTGAATCAAGTATAGAAGCAGAAATGGAAGCTCAGGTTCTTACTGGTAAAACTCTTAATTTTGATAAAGCTAGACAATTAGCTATGGACGGAGATCAAGTAGGAGCTGCAAAAGAGATGTTAAGACAGGTAGGTGGATTATCTGAATTCAATAAAATGAATGTTGTGCAAAAGCAAGCATTAGCAAAAGCTACTAATATGTCTGTAGGAGAGATGAAAAAGGCTCTTGGTACTGGAGAAAAAGAAGCAGATCTAGAAGAACAAAGAGCTGAAGATATGGCAAAAGCTCAAATGGATCAAGCTAAAGGTGTAAAAATAATTGCAACTACAATGGAAGGCTTAAATGCCACACTTCATAGGTTAGGAAAAGTTCTTGGTGATATTCTAATGCCGTATGCTCAAAAATTTATGAAGTTTTTAGGCTCAGAAGACGCAACAACTATGATAGCAGATGTTGAAACCTTTGTAGTAACTAAACTTACTCCTGCGATTAGAGAAATAGTAGGCTGGCTTGGACAGGTTTGGGATTGGTTAACTGTAGTAGGAGCTGATGGTGAAACTAATATTGGTAAGATCTTTGACGCCTTCGCAGCAGTGGGAAGTTTCTTAGGAAATTTAATAATGCAAATAGCAGCATTCAATGAAAAAGTTGGTGCTGGAGCTGCCAGCGTCGCAAGGTTTGTATTTAAGACTTGGGATGGCATGATAAAACTACTTACGAAAGCTTTCCCAAAAGGAATCAAAGGTATGTTTGGAATGGCGGCAAAGGCAGTTGGTAAAGCTGGATCAGTACTTCTAAAGGTATTCAAAAAAGTACCAATTATTGGAGCATTGATAAGTTTTGGATTCGCAGTTTCTAAATTCAGAAAAGGTGATATGCTTGGAGCTGGTATGGAAATAGCTTCTGGTTTAGCATCATTTATTCCAGGAGTAGGAACTGGTATATCCATGGCTATAGACACAGCCAGTATGGTTCGTGATGTATCAGCATCAGATGATGAAGCAGCCGATTTCATATCTCGTGGCGGTAGAATGCAAAAATTCCGTAAAGATGATTTAGTTATTGGAGGAACAAAGTTAGATGGCTTATTGAGACAAGCTAATGCTACTGTAGGAGGAGGTGGAGGAGGAGATAATACAGCTATTCTGACAGCGTTAAATAATATTGCGAATTTGTTATCGCAACCAGGTGAAGTAATAATGGATGGTAAGAAAGTAGGTGAAACTATCGCTATGTCAAAAAGCTACGTGGGGAACTAAATGGCACTTAAAAATTTAACATCAGATCTATCAGACTATTTCAAGAAAGAACCATCCAAACCAACCGGAAGGTTCCAACAACCGGATAGAGAGATGTCTGATCTAGATGTCCATGGTAAATTAGAAACTTACAAACGACCAGAAATTAAATCAGATCCTGCAGGAAATCCAATAATTCCAACTAATTTTGATCAACCCGACACAAAAACACGATACACAGACAATTTTGAATCTAAACTAATTAGATTAGCGTCTGTTGATATAACTCAAACTTCACTAGAAGGAAGATTTGAAACCAGCCCAGTAAAAGTTAATGAAATATCTATATCTGGCAATAATGAAACCAGCACATATGATCCAGAACAAACTAATCCAAAAGGTAGGAATGAGGAATCTAATATAGTAATACCAACCATAGCTACAGATGGAAGATTTGAAGTCAGTGGAATAGATCCAGTAATATCAGTATTAAAGGGTAGATTTGAAACTAGTAATATAGAACCAATTCAATCTGTTCTAGAAGGATATCAAGTTAAAACAGATGGAAATGGTAATAAACTTCCAAGTCATATAGAAATAGAAAATACAACTACATTCGGAATCCAGAATGAAGGAGATCTTACTCCAGCAATATATCAATATGGAAAAGCAGTAAAATCTGATGGATCATTAGTTAGTATTAACGATTCGGATTCGCATACATTCTCAGAAAGACCTGTAAAATCAGGTGGAGCATTACCATATTCTTCACTTCTAGATGTTACTGGAAATCCATCATCATATTCAACTTCATTAAATTCTATAAATGGTATTGGAACATTCCACATTCATACAACGACTGGAACCAACACTGCTATTTCTAGTAATTTAGCGTTTGATAATGTACAATCTACTTCGACAGGCCAAGCACCTGAAAATTACTACTGGTCATCACAAGGAATAGCATCGATAAATCAACCATTTAGAGTAGGATATCATATCGATGCAACAACTGAAATACACGATAAAATAAACAATAAATATACCACTGATTTTAATACTATAGGATTTATAGAACCAGATGGAAGCACACAGCATAGATTGCAAGATATAAGTGCAATAAACATAGCACCAGCTACGTACATATCACAACTAACTCCATCACCACTTAATTATGTAATTCCATTCGATGCTACAGATGCAAACTCAGTAACATTTAATTTTGGATATGATATAATAACAAATGCGATATCTAATAATCAAGGACAAACATTCACAGTACTTAGTTCAGCAACATCACCATATAGTGATATCACTATTACAGGATTACATTCTGGAAATATAGATACTCTACACGCCAATAACGCTTCAGTATTTGGATTAGATATGGTACAATCTTTTATTGTAGATGGACAAGACACGATAACACCAATATCAGAAGTAACTATTACTGGTGGAAAAGATTCGTTTACAACGGATACGTTGGAAGATAGTCAAACGATTGGTACTCCATTATTTGGTGGAAAAACATACGAACAAGTTGGGAAAACTAATCCTACAGTCGCAACTGATGTAGTAACTCTAGCTGATCAGATAGAACTAGGTAATAGTTTGATAGACGATCATTATACGGTTGGATTCACACCAAACATGTCGCAAACATTTGGTGGAGGAGAGGAGGGATCCAAGTATTTAGGAATTGAAAACGACACATACACACATCCAGGAATATCAAATAGATATAGTCATAAATCGATCGTTGAATCAGCTTTCGGTCAAGGTTCAACTTTCGCAACCGCAAATACAGGTACTCCTACTGCAATATCATACGATGTAAATAGCCATCTAACACCAGTGGCTCTTAGAACTTTTACAATAAACTCAACTGGACCGATAAATAATATTCAATTGGTAAATGGTACTGATGAAGTAGAATTTCAAGAAAATTTCTCAAGTGCCAGAACGGGACAAGTTGGTGGTGCATACATACACCGTTTAGGACCGTATGGAATGGATACTACTATCACAGGAGTTGCAGGATTAAGTAGTGATATGCAGAATGAACTACCTAAACTATACAACGATGGATCAGGTATAACACAATATGGAATACCATTAGGAGACAAACCTAAATCATATGAAAAGAATTTTGAAGATAATACTGTAGACGAAGGAACTTCATACGGAAGCTATATAATAGATAAGATTAAATCAGGAGCAGATGAAAAATGGTATGAGAGTGCATTCCCAGCTCTATCTGGTAAGAATTTGTCATCTGCAAAAGCAGGTTTTGATGAACTTAAAAAAATGATGAAGCGAAAAAAGACTTATAGAATATGGGAAACTCACAATTCATATACTTTGCAAGGAAATCAAGGTCTTCATAAAGGTTTAGAGCATTTCGGAATAGTCTCAGGTGGAAGCTCATTAGCAGATGGATGGTTCCCTGAATTTACTAATATAGCTCAAGCGGGTAATACAACAGCCAATAGATATTATTCTGTTCTTGGATATCCAGGATTGATGGTAGCTTATGGAGTTGCAAGTTCTGGAGCTGTTTCACATTTAGACTTTAGAGCGTTAATCAATGATCCATTAGCAACTTTCTATGGAGAATCTACCATTGCAAATTATGATGTAAATAATTTGGTATCTAGAGGAGGTTCTTACAATCAAGGAAGACCTGGACTAGCACGTAGAGATTATAGACAAGCTACGACTAAAACAAAGCCTTATGGAGGAGATGCAATTACTCAACAAGCTATCACTGGTGTAGACATTAAAGCGATGGAAAAAGAATATGGAGATTTGATAAAATTCTATATCAAAGATCCTATAGGGAAAAAGACGTTAAGATTTAGATCATACATAACAGCTATAAATGATTCGGTAGGTGCAACGTGGACTGGTGTAAAATATTTAGGTCGTCCAAATAATTTATTTCTATATGAAGGAGCATCTGATAGAAAACTAAGTTTTAACCTTAAAGTAGCTGCTTTATCTAGATATGATGTAAAGATGATGTGGACAAAGGTGAATTATTTAACTAGTTTATGTTATCCCCACATTGATGAGGCTACTCAACAAATGAAAGGGCCAGTCGTTGGATTGACTTTAGGAGATTGGTTTAATGATGAACCAGGATTTTTCGATTCGGTTAACATTACAGTCGATACTTCAGCTCCGTGGGATATAAACCTAGAAGATCATAACTATAGACAAGGGCTTGGAGGACAGCTATTAGATAGTGCAATGAAAGGTGGAATATCAGGATTAGTAAACACAGGTCTAAATAAATTAAAGGATGTTGCAAAGGGGACATTGGGTAATCAAGCTATCGATAAAGATGGTAGACAAGTAGCCCAACTTCCTCAGGTTATTGATATTACATTAGGATTCACATCAATGGCTTCAGCCAATAGAAAAGTAGGAGGAGATATGTTTGGATTCATGGATGCGGATGGAGCATGGGTTACTGATAAAGAAGGAAAAGCGGATGGTAAATTCCCAAAACCATCACTACTAGATCGAGTTATGGGAGGAGGACCTGGATCATTTGCAAGCTCGGGTGCTGGAAAAGTTCTAGGTGGTGTGTTGGGTAGGAGATAATATATGAATAGATATGAATTTAACAATCCCATTATTAAAAAAGATAAGAAACGTATACAAGGACAAACTGTATACCCACCAATCATGCCAAGATCTACAGATCTATATGTGACGGTAAGAGATGGACAAAGATTGGATACAATAGCTAATGAGTATTATGGAGATCCTTCAAAATGGTGGATTATTGCTCAAGCAAATAATATAACAGGTGGTACCCTGTTTACAAAACCGGGATCTCAAATTAGGATCCCACAAGAAGTAGGAAAAATTAACGCAGATTTACAAAAATTAAATCAGGAAAGATAGGTTATGGCATTATTTTTATCACCAATCCCAGAAACGGTGCTGAATGAATTAGAGAAACGTGCACAGGTATTAGGTAATTCATCGGGAGGAACACGATTAGATTTATCAAGCGGTATATCCGGAGCAAGTGAGTGGAAGCTTAGTAGAACACCGTGGGTTAGAGCAGCTTCATTCGCAGTTCTTAGGGATAGTATGAATAATTCGTTCAGAACTTTTTGGGCGAACAATGGAGGAACTATAGATGAAGCAAGAGAGAAGTGGCCATCTTTTGGAGAAGAACATATATATCCTCATCCACGAAAAAACCACCACAGATTAAAAAATGTTTTATATGGAGGAGGATTGAAAGATATGATGAATACATCTTTAGACCCTACTACCTATACAAATATATTAGACGATTATGCAACCTATAATAGTGGATTCGAAGGAAATTTCGGAAATAAACTTGAAGGGTATAAAACCAACCGAGGAGGACCAGGAAGTGATAAGAATTCACGAGCAGGGGTACCGACTCCAGGTATAACTAACATCTCTATTGAGAATGTTGGCCAATTAGGATCATTGAAAAAAATTGATATGTCGGTACAATGTCACGACTTCGCTCAATTACAAATGATAGAATCATTATTTATGGCACCTGGCATAACATGTTTATTGGAATGGGGATGGTCAGTAGATTCATCTGGAGGAAATGTTCAACAAAACTTGGTAGATATAACTGATAATGAAGTTTTATCAAATGTAACAAAACTACATTCAACATTGTTAGATAAATCAAAGTCATTAAATTATTCTTATGAAGGAGCAATTGCAACAATAACAAATTATACTTGGTCAGCAAAAGAAAATGGATCTTTCGATTGTAGGATATCAATGAGATCTCGTGGTGAAGCTATGCTGGGAACTCAGATTAAATCAGCTCATGCTCCTTTATTTCATTCAATAGGAAAAATTTCGACTAGATATAATGCATTAAAATTTAATATAGAACCGAAGGATAGAAAGGAAACTCAACATTCTAGAACAGGAATTGCATATGATGCTAATGGAAATATAGCACAACAACATTTAGAATCAAAAATGGGAACTCTCCCAAACCAATATTATCCATCATTCCATGCCGCAGCATTATCAGTAGGACTAAACGGAAAGATAGCAGGACAGACGGGCGATCTTAGTATTCTAGGTGCTGAAAATGTTTCAATGCCAGCTTTTCCAAGATGGTATTATAAATATAAAATGCAACAAGCTGCAGCCGAACGAAATCGAATAGCGGATGCTGCCAAAAATTCAGTTACAAATGGAAATAAAAATGCAGATGTTCAAAAGAAATTAGCAAAACAGATTGCACAAGAAACGATAGCAAATTATGTTGGAGATATCATAGCCCCAGCAGTTGCAAAAAATAGTGCAGGAAGTGGAGTAATGGCAAAAAGTACAGCAACTGTTGGAGCAACATCGGGAGATGCTGAGAGTGGTATCAATAACCAACATAAGTATGGTGGTGACCTAAAGACAAATTATGGATTATCTAAAAAACCAGCTTCTGTTGGTGAGACGTATTATGGTCAAATGATTGCTCCATCAACTTGGGGTTCTCATTATAAGAGAACATCCGGCCCCAGTGTTGGAGGTTATGGTACGTGGTTCTATTTTATAGGATCGACGAAGGCACCTTGGACAGACTCCAAACGATCTAGATCGTTATTAGGACAATCATATAGTGATGTGGATGTACAAGGTTTAGGGAAAGGAACTTATAATGACGTATTTTATGGAGGAACAGGAGCTCCATCAGTTCAAGCAATGTACCGAGAAGAGATTACAATTGGAGGTAAAAAATATAGATTATTAACTGGAGCATATCTTCCGTGGGGAACTGGTGGTCCTTGGGCCAGCAACTGGTCAGATACAATTAACTCTCCATTAAGAACATATGATGACAATCCTTCAAAAGGAGGTAATCTTATTAAAGGCTTCTATGATTACTACAGATACGTCCATACCAACTACGGTAGTGAAAATCAACCATCTTCTGAAGTGTATGCAGGAAAGATGGATAAGACTCTTTCCGGTGCAAAAAAAGCATCTTTCGTTTCTCATCCAATGCTCCATGTTGTTTCAAAAGTGTTTCCGGGATTCTATTCGGGTGGTAAGGGAAGTGGACAGATCAAAACCTATACAGGTAAACACATCGGTAGTTCTGGTAATGCATTACCAAGTGCAGCTGGCCCGTTAAGCACTTTAGGGCAAGCACTTAAAAGTGCATGCAAACATGCAGGAGATGCAGCAACGTTAGGATTCGAAGCAGGTTTTGATAAGGATATAGAAAATTATATAACTAAACATTTCGGATCGATTCCTGGTAGTTCAACTGTAGCTAATTATATTGGAGGTGTTAATCCAATTACAAAAACTAACTATTACACCAATGATACAGAGATATCACCAGCCCAATCAGCTTGGCAAGAAATGGATGTGATGGTAGGAGCTGGAGGAGCTAAGAATAATGGATACGGACTACCAAATTATTTAACGGGTGGTAATGTAGGTAGATATCTAGGAGCAATACATGTACAGTATCCATCGATAGGTATTCATGGGAGATTAAGATCTGGTATAGATATGCATTCAATGGCAGGTGGTGCTTGGAGAAGAGCTCAAGACAAAAATTCATTCGGGTTGTATCATGCAGGATCAACAGCCCCTGCAGGATATTCAGCTGTAGGTCAAGATTATGGTACCAAAGCAGGTTGGCTTTCCGGATCAGGACGTGAAACAATAAGAATTAGAACTCTACCTTCAGGAATAAATTCACCTTTCATAGATTATCCTATGCCTTTATTTGGCCATTATTCTAGATTAAATTCAGATGGAACTTTCAGGCTCGTAGGTGATATTGCTGATGCAAAGAAAAAATTTATGAATGAAGTCCGTGAAAAGAAGAAGAATGCAGCCTTAGCTAAAAAATTAGCATTCGCAGATGCGTACTCACAATATGAGGAATATAGAAAAATTACTGATGGGGAAATATTCATACCATTCAGTGTGTTAGAACAAATTGTCAATGATAATATAGCTATAGAGTCTAAATCAGGACATAAACTAGTGAAATTTGATAGTGGGGATCATAGATTAGCAGGTGAACCGAGAGAGACTCCAGAAGATTGTACTGACTTGGGGAGAAAGATAAGTGTAGAAAACTTCCAAAAGAAGATCCTCGATTATAATGATGGAGGCTATAATGTAGATATAAATGATATGACTGCTAACAATGTACCGGTAGGTTCAGTTGGGATACAACCGATAAATTTAGAATCAAGATTGTCAGATTATCAAGGTGAAGAAAAGAAAACATTAGAGGATGGATCAGAACCAGCAGCTATTGATACATCGGTATATGGATATAATTATGGATTTTCAGATGCATCTAATAATCTTTCTACTTACTTCTATGGAATTGGAAGTGGAGTACCTACTGAAATGTATCAAACAGTAAGTTTGCCGAGTAAAATATGTAATCATAAGTACTTAGCATCAACTGATCCGAGAGTGTGTATATTACCAGGTCAGACGGGAATAGTAACTTCTCCAGGAGACACAGCATTTAAGCCAGAACTATATGGAGATGATGCAGCAAATACCATGCTCGCAGATTTATCGGGATATAAAAGATTCACAGACGATCCAGATAGGAAATATGGATACTTATCTCACATACTGATAAATACTGAATTTATATATGATTGTTTTGATCAAGCAACTACGATCAAAGACGCAATGCAAAAAGTATTGGATGGTATATCTGGAGCATGTGGTAATATATGGAATTTCAAGTTTATGATAGACGGTGGTGTAGATTCAGGAACGACTCGAATAGTGGATGCTAATTATTCAAATTTAATGTGTGATTTAGTAGCTGAATTCCCTGTAATGAGAACTGATAGTATGGTAAGAGGTTATTCATTGGAAAGTAAGATACCTAATGCCATGGCAGTACAAGCATTATATGGAAATAATACTATGAATGATGATGGATCCGTTCCAAACAGTCTTTATGAGCTAGGAAATATGTTTGTCGATATTGCACATGAAAACGTCTCGGTACCCATAGTATCATCTGAAACGGAAGAAAGTGATGATATATTTGTAGTCCCAAAATCACCCGAAAAACGTGTACAATCATTAGGACATACCTTATCATTCCATATACATGAAAATTTATCAGAAGAACATATCAACAATGCAGATAGAATTTTGAAAACGATATTAAATGATAGAAATAATGCAAATGCAGGAGACAACGCATTATTAGATCATAATATAATTCCATTGAAGATGTCGTTCGAGATAGATGGGTTGAGCGGCATTCACTTCGGACATGCAGTTACAGCAACTCATCTTCCACAACGATATAAAGACACTATATGTTTTCAAGTTACAAACGTAAAGCATGATGTCTCGACATCTGGTTGGAAAACTACAATAGAAGCTATAATGCGTAGACGACCTACTGATATGGGAGTTTATACTATAGGACAAGGAGGAGGAGCCTTCAATAAACAAGAAGGAATAAACTTTAAGAAACTAAGTAAGGATCAATTACAATTTACTAGAAGTCCTATATCGTGGTATCATGAAGAATCAGCTGCCCAGAAAGAAATAGATGCAAATATAGGAGGAATGTCAATAAATATAAACGGTAATGTATCTTATAATGATGTTGACGAAACTAATGAAGCTAAAACTAACAAACCTGAAGGTGGAGTATAATACAACATGAGCAACTACGAATATAATAAAATAATAGACAATTCAGCTGAAATGACGGATCACAGAAAGTTTAATTCTCCAATACATAATCCGATGATACCTACTAGAGCTGAATATAAAATGGGGCATTTCCTTAGATATTTTGTTATATCAGAAATAGATAATCGTGTAGTGGAAATTGATGACAAACAACATCAAAATGTAGCTAATCCGAAAAAAGGTATAAGTCCACATTTATGGAAGGCTGTATCAATCGATTGGAAATTGAAAGGACCTAGATTCGATAAAGTAAAAGATGGTGTAATACAGTCAAAAGGTGTATTCACGGTCAATAAAAAAAGAGTGGATAAATTACTCAAACATAATCCAAAATTATCAGCTGCGGTAAACGACTATACATTATTTGCAAATCTCGAGCTCGAAATGCAAGAAAATTTAGAATCAACTCCGGGACTTTTAGTATACAAGAATGATATCAATACAGAATATTCAGGGTTGTATCACATACATCCAACTCATGGACCTATGGAAGGGCCTTATCACACAGATGTGGATCATGCAAGGTTAGAGTATAAATCGAACATTGACCCAGATGATATATTGAAGGATAATGTAGGTGTATCAGAATCTCCAACACTAAGTCCAGATGATTCGGGAGGAGATAGAGGAGGGTATTAGTTGCATATTCGAAAATAATTTCGTATATTAGATAAAATTTAGGTTATGAATATAATAGAATCACAAGAATCTTTGATAGATGCATTGGATGGATTGGATAATTCCATCATAATCCCTATATATTGTAACGATATACAACACCCGATGAACAACAATATCAGCTTATTGATATTCATATCTGAAGACATACAAATAATACCAATCAACCACCCAGAGGCAGTATGGTTAGCAGATTTAACTATAATAGATAAACATCTAGCAGATAAAACTTTATTTACAATAGATAAGAAAAGTGTAATGTATTTTCTCAATTGTAATCTAATAGATATTAACATGATCGAATGGATCGAGTGTGGTAAGACGGTAGATTTAGAACAACACAACACAACATCTCATGATTTCATATCATCTAGGTTCTGGAATAGATCAGATACCAATCAAATAATTCCAATATCTAAACATCTTGAGAAAGTACAATCGATAAAAAACGAATTGACACGAATAACCAATATATATCTTAAAAAGAACGAATACTTCAATGCATATAATGATATAACAATTCCAATATTACATGAAATCGAGAAGCAAGGATTATATACCGAAGCTGGATACGAATATACGCAATATAATCCATATACGACTACTGGAAGACCATCTAATCGATTCCAAAACATAAATTATGCAGCTCTCAATAAAGAGGATGGATCTAGAGAGCGATTTGTAAGTAGATTTTCAAATGGTAAGCTTATAGAGATGGATTTTGATGCTTATCATATAAGACTAATAGCAGATGTGTTGGATCATGAATTACCAACCGGATCAGTTCATGAATATCTTGGCAAGCAATATTTTGGAAAAGATACTCTTACCAAAGATGAATATAATGAATCTAAAGAAATAAGTTTTCGTATATTATATGGTGGAGTCCCAAAAGAATTCTTGCAAATTGAATTCTTCGCAAAAGTAGATAAGCTGATTAAAAAGTTATGGCATGAATTTAACACGGAAAACTCAATTCCCACATATTTATTTAAGAGGCCGATGTATAAGAATGTGTTAACTAGTATGACACCACAGAAATTATTCAATTATTACATCCAATCACTTGAAACCGAGAATAACATCTCGATTTTATCGGAAATTTACAAGGTTATGCAGAAATATCGCTCAAAACTCGTGCTATATACGTATGATTCCTTCTTATTTGACTTTGATTTGTCCGACGAACAGATATTTATAAACGATGTAATAGACTCCATCAAGTTTCCAGTTAAAGTGAAACATGGCTATAATTACAATAACATGACGGACATTAAATATGAACTTGAAACAACTCATTGATGAAGTAATTGAAGATTGGTTTTATCTACATCCACACGGATTTGCAGATGAACCGTATAACATACAAGATTTAAGAGTATTGCGCGAAACACTTCAATCTAAAAAGTATCCAACTCAAGTAATAGAAGAAACGATTGAATTTCTAACTGAAAAAGCAAAACATTTAGTTAAGAATAAAGAATCTGGACGAGTGTATGCAGTACAAAATATAAATCCAGATATCCACGATGTTCTCAAAAAGAATGCATCACCAGAAGATATAGAAGCAGCCAGCAAAGGATCTAAATCCACCAGCAAACAAAATGACGATACCCCCGAAAAAGACGCTCCAAAAGATGTTGAAGTAAAAAGATCATCAACTGGAGTTCATGGTAACTTAGAAGATGGAGATAATCAAGACAAGCATGATGTATTAGAACATGGGTATAAAGGCTCAAAAGCATATTACAAGAAAAATAAGATAAAGGATCCATATACTGGAGAAATTAAGAAGCCAGCACCTGGAAGTGCAGGTTCAGCGTTCAATGAGATAGTATCAGGAGAAGGTATGCATATACTTGATAACAACCCTGATATGTCTGAAGAAGAATTAGCTGATAAGATGTATAATGAATTTGGTAAAACTGCACTAGGTCAAGAACAAAGTTATTCAGGACAAGTAAAAGACGATATACCAGCTAGATTTTGGGAAGCTAGGAACAAAGCCAAAGGAAGCGGTACTATTGATAACCCTGAGAATCCAGAAGCATTCAAATTAGCTGAACGGCAAATAGCTACATATTCAAAATGTTTAATCGTAGCCAGAGCAGCAAAAGACAAACACTCTATTTCACAAGAAAGAATATCAAATCTACAAGAAAGTGGTAATTTTGGTACTCCAAAAAACACACAAACTTTCTACGGTACAGCCAAATCACTTGCAGCCCAGAAAAAAGCAGTAGCAAATGCTAAAAAAGTAATAATGCCTGATGGAACTACCCTACGAAAAGAAGATGTAGAATTGTTGATCCAAGAATCAGGTAAAACGCTTAATCCATCAGATACAGCAACCTTTGTCATGGATGAAAATGGAACTCTACTGATTCAATTTCACTCAGACAAGACTGATCCATCGGATCCACAAGGTAGTAAAACATTAAGTAATGATATGGCTGATTTAGAGAAAAGAATTGACGCAAATACAACATTATCTCCAGAAAAGAAAGCTGCTGCTCAGAAGGTGGTAGAAAATCACAACAGTCAAATGATTGCAATTGAAACGACATACAATGACCAAACTGCTGCAATAGCTGGATCTCTTGAAAATTATGATTTAGATGAACAAGTAGAAGTCCTTGAAGCGGAAATGAAAAAAAATAAAAAGAACTATTTAGATCAAGCACTTTTAGATAGCAAGGGTCAGTTAAAACCAAAATACCAAGCTCATATACCAGAAGGTGCAGATCCTCAAAATATGTCTAATAAAGAGAAGATACAAGCAATACGATCATTCATAAAAACACCAACTCCAGATGATGCAAAATTTGCGGATGGAAAAAAAGCAGACGATCTAAAGGTGATATCAAAAATAGCTGAAAAACTATCTAAAAAAATGGGGAAGGATGCACCAGATGATATCAACATAAAAAAAGTATTAGCTAAACGACGAAATCAAGTAGTTGATATACATAGAGATCGTAAGAATAAATTAAATCAAGTAGATTCAGGACCACCACCATTAGGAGATCTGGAAGAAGCTCAAGAAGTAACAGAAGGATTCCATTTGGATATATTAGATGATAATAAATATGATGCAAATGAACCAGATCAAAAGAAGCGTTTGAAAGCTATAATGTCAAATGCATTTGATATTCATATGGGTGGTACGGTAGCTAATAGAGATACACTGAGAGCAGCACTGGGAGTAAACAGTTTACAAGAATTCAAAGATAAATTCAGAGTAAAAGAAGAAGAAAAACTCACATATGGTCCAGGAGGAGAAAAAGGTGGAATTGTAACTGGTAAAGTTGTATTTACATATGTTATCGCAGAAGAAGGTGGAGAACCGATTGAACTAGGTCGAAAGACTTACAGATCGTCTGACGGACCTACTGGAACTACAAGAACTATTATACAATATGCTCAAGCGATGCAGGCAAGAATAAAAGCTGCGCAATCAGTTAGGAGTGACAAATAATGAGAACACAGCTACTATGTACATTCGCACAAAAACCACACTTAGCAGATACAGTAGATATCATTATCCAAACATACACGGTTTTATATAATAAGATCTTTGTATTAAGAGAAGCTGGAAGTGCTAATGATCTAATGTGCACATACAACATAGATGCATCTCGCGATTTTACTATAATGGAAAATACCATATCACTACACCGTAAGAAAAACACAAACACGTTATATACTATAAACGCATTAAACAATCTGATTAAGTTGTTAAATAATGGAGTTCTTGACGTAACATATCAAGTAGATTGGGATAATTATAAGAATACAATGCTCGTTACAAATGATGATGGACTTCGAAGAATTAACACTGAAATCGAAGACGTAATTTATATCAAGAAAAACAACTAATCTGTTGCAAACTTCAATTTAATTTCGTATATTTAGTCTAAATAAAAGGCAAAGACTATGGCAAATTTTATATATGGAATATTATTATTCTTTATTGGTCAGATATTGATCTGGTATCAAACAAATGCACAATTCATCAATAAATGGGCAAAAGATCATCCATTCTTAATGGCATGTATATTCTCAATACCAATATCATACGCATTCATCGTTGCAACTAAATATGTTGTAATGTATTTCGATGGGTCATTATGGCCAGGTAGATTTATAGGATTTGCAACTGGAATTTCGTCATTTGCAATATTAACGAGCATTCATATGAATGAGGGAATAAATTCAAAAACGATGGTTTCGTTAGTACTTGCATGTGCTTTAGTGGCAATTCAAATTTTATGGAAATAAAGTTGCAAACACAGATTTTATTTCGTATATTTAATGTAAATCATTCTAGAAGCCTATTTATATAGGTAACTAATGACTAAATAATTTTATTAACTAATTAACAAACGGAGATTAAAAAATGGCAATTGACTTAGACGCTATTCGCAAGAAATTAAATAACTTGCAATCACAGACTACAAGAACTTCAAACTTGTGGAAGCCTGAACCAGGCAAACAACAAATCAGAATCGTACCTTATCAACACAACAAGGATAATCCTTTCATTGAATTGTACTTTCACTACAACTTAGGACAAAAGAACTACTTGTCACCAGTAACATTTGGTAAAGCAGATCCAGTAACGGAATTTGCAGAGCAATTAAAAGCTACCGGTAATAAAGATGATTGGCAAATGGCTAGAAAGCTTGATCCAACTTTAAGAACTTATGTCCCTGTCTTAGTAAGAGGACAAGAATCAGAAGGTGTTAAGTTTTGGGGATTTGGTAAGACTGTTTATCAAGAGCTACTAAGTTTTATCGCTGATCCAGATTATGGTGACATCACAGATTTACAAGCAGGAAGAGACATTACAGTTGAATTCTTAACAAAAGAAGAAACTGGAAAAAATTTCCCACAAACTACAATCCGTGTGAAACCTAATCAAACCGCTGCAACAGACAATAAAGATGTTGCAAATATGATAATGGATGGTCAAAAGAATATTACTGATATTTTCAAAGAAGTATCATACGATGATCTTAAACAAGCATTAGCAGAATGGTTAGAACCAGGATCAGGTGATGAGACTCCAGTAGGACAATCGGCACCAGCTTCAACGCAAACATCAACACAATCGTCGACTAAGAAAGTAGATGATGTTAACGATGCATTTGATGAATTATTTAAGTAAGAGGTAAGTTATGGCAAAAGATAAAGCAGGAGTCAGGGATGAACTGGCTACGGTGCTCGCAGCATCGTTGAATAAACAATTCAAAGATTATAAAGTAGCACATTTCTTAGATGGATCAGAAGATACTCCAACTGATTTAACAGAGTGGATTTCGACTGGATCATCTACGCTTGATCTAGCTATTGCAAACAGACCTCATGGTGGAATACCAGTTGGTAGAATTACCGAAATAACTGGTCTTGAAGCATCGGGTAAGTCATTACTCGCTGCTCACCTACTTGCTAATACTCAAAAGAAAGATGGCTTAGCGGTTTATATTGATACTGAAAACGCAATGAACGAAGAGTTCTTACGTGCTATTGGTATGGATGTATCAAAGATGTTATATGTACAATTGGAAACGATTGAAGATATCTTTGAATCAATTGAAAATATCATAAACAAAGTTAGAGAGTCTAGTAAAGACAGATTGGTAACGATCGTCGTAGACTCATTAGCTGGAGCATCTACGAAAGTAGAAATGGAAGCGGATTATGAGAAAGACGGTTGGGCAACTTCAAAAGCTATAATTCTATCAAAAGCAATGAGAAAAGTTACTCAGATGATCGGTAGACAAAGAATATGTCTAGTGTTCACAAACCAGCTTCGTCAGAAGTTGGGAGTAATGTTCGGTGATCCATGGACAACATCAGGTGGTAAAGCAGTAGGGTTTCACTCAAGCTGTAGACTTCGATTAAAATCTATGGGACAACTGAAAACAAAAGTTGACAAGCAAGATGTAGTAGTTGGAATGAAAACGAGTGCTCAAGTTATCAAAAATAGAATGGGACCACCTTTGAGAAAAGCTGAATTTGAAATTCTATTTGAGAGTGGAGTGGATGATTATGGTGGATGGTTGAATGTATTGAAAAACCACAAGTTAGTTACGCAATCAGGTGCGTGGTACGGATATACAGATACTGATACCGGAGAAATTCATAAATTCTTATCCAAAGATTGGAAAGGATTGCTTGAGGGCAATGAAGATCTAAAAAATCAAATCTATCAAAAAATGTGTGATGTTAGTATTATGAAATACAAAACAGACAAATTGGGGGTAGATGATATTGATCTGAGTGATGAACCAGTACCAGAAGGATAGAGAATAAAGGTTATGAAAAACAAGTATTTTTCTATATTGGATTCGTTAAAGGAAAACGAGGCTGTTAGTAGCAATATCAATGATAGGATATTAGTTATTGACGGCCTCAATACCTTCATACGATCTTGGTCAGTATCTCCAGCAACAAATGATGATGGAATTCATGTTGGTGGTATTAGTGGATTTCTAATGTCTATAGGGGCTGCAATCAAAAAGATTAAACCTACAAGAGTTATTATATGTTTTGATGGTAAAGGTGGTAGTCAGAGAAGACGTAAACTGTTTCCTGCTTATAAAGGAAATAGAAAACCATCACAAAAACTAAACAGAGCATATCAAGCTGGTGGAGGATCATTAACCGATCAACAAGAAAACATGAAAATGCAACTTGGAAGGTTGATAAACTATTTAGACACACTACCAGTAACGTGTATGTCTATAGAAAATATAGAAGCAGATGATGCAATGGCATACATAACACAACAAGTGCTTCCAGAATCTAGACATTTCATTATGTCATCAGATAAAGACTTTTTACAACTAATCGACGAAAGAATAGGTGTGTGGAGTCCTACAAAAAAGAAAATGTACTTCAAAGACGATATCTTAGAAGAGTTTGGAATATCAGCTCCAAATTATTTAATGTATAGAGTTTTAAGTGGAGATAAGTCAGATAACATTCCAGGTATTCCAGGAGTAGGACTAAAATCTTTACTTAAAAGAGTACCAGAGCTATCAGAAGAACAAAAAGTTACAATAGAAGATCTCATTAAGCTTTCAGCAGACAGTAAGATAAAAATGTTAAATGCAATCAATGAGAACTACGACTTACTAGAATTAAATCACAAACTAATGCAACTCCACGATGTAGATATATCAGGACGAGCAAAAGAAACAATTAGAAATATTGTACACAATCCAATTCCATCTTTGAATAAACCAAAATTCCAGTTAATGTTGGTAGAAGATAAGATGAACACAGCTATTAGAAATCATGAATTTTGGCTAAAAGAAGTTTTTATGCCATTACATGCTTTTTCATTAGTTTAGTTGCATACTACAAATATTTTTCTTATATTAAGAGCATATGTCAGATACATTCTTAAAATACGGATATAGCTTTCAATCGAAATTGATAGCTTGTTTATTCAAAGATAAACCATTCTTACAACAGATTATGGATATTCTAGATCCTGAATATTTTGAATCAGAAGCCAATAAGTGGATGATGTCCACAATCACAGATTATTATATAGAATTCAAATCACAACCAACATTAGAAGTAATGAAGGTAAAATTAGAAGATATTGGGAATGATGTTCTTAAAACTGAGATTGTTCAACATCTTAAAGATGCAGTGCGGAACTTTGAAGCTTCAGACCTTGATTTTGTTAAGGATGAAACTATAAAATTCTGTAAGAATCAAAAGATAAAACAAGCTATAACTCAATCAGTTGAGTTGCTGCAATTTGGAGATTATGATGGTATAAAAACCAAAATTGACGAAGCAATGAAGGCAGGAGGCGATAAAGACATTGGACATGATTACAATGTTGATATAGATGCTCGGTATGAAGAAAGTTTACGTAAGACCGTCAAGACAGGATGGGAAGTAATAGATGATATGGCTGATGGAGGATTAGGAGCAGGTGAATTAGGAGTATTCGTAGCCCCAGCTGGTATCGGTAAATCTTGGGGATTAGTCAATGTAGCAGCCAATGCAGTAAAAGCAGGTAAGACGGTAGTTCATTATACATTAGAATTAAATCAAGCGTATGTCGGATTAAGATTTGATTCTGTATTTACTGGTATAGCAGCGCAAAATTTGAAGTTTCATAAAGAGGATGTTGAAAAACGGGTGAATAAACTCAAAGGGCAATTGATAGTGAAATATTTTCCAACAAAGGGTGCTACTGTGAACACTATTCGTGCACATATTGATAAGTGCACCATACAAGGATTTAAGCCGGATATAGTGATAGTAGATTATGCGGATCTATTAAGAGGTAATGGTAAAGAAGTAAGACATGAACTTGGTAATATCTATGAAGACCTTAGAGGTATGGCAGGAGAATATGAAATACCAGTTTGGACAGCATCTCAAGCAAATAGATCTGCATTAGAGGAGGATGTTATTGGAGCAGAGAAAATAGCAGAATCTTATTCAAAGATTATGACAGCTGATTTTGTAATATCACTGTCAAGAAAAGTGGAAGACAAAATAGCAGGAACTGGAAGGTGGCATGTTATTAAAAATAGGTTTGGACCTGATGGAATTACGTTGCCAAGTAAAATGAATACGTCAAACGGACAAATTCACATATACGAAGGAGCTTCAGCTCAAGGTCAAGATGCGCAAAAGCAAATGGATGGTGGACAAGAATTTCTACGTAAAAGATTAGCAAATAAATTTATGGAATTAAAGGAGAAACCTTCGGATGAATAGAGCTATATACATATATACACATAATTATTATATACACAACGGTTATACCGAAATAATAAAATCAAGAAAAAATAGAGGAACATTATAATGGAAATTTCAAACAAA